CATCACCTGCACTATTTAATAAATTTATTTGTCCTTGTCCAAGTATGTTTAAAGCACCAGTTCCATTTTCTTTGATGTAACTATTAAACCCATCGTGATAAATCTGCAAGTCAGACCCAGCACCGAAGATGGCCTTGTCGTTGTCGCCGAAGGACACATTGCCTGTCATTGCGCCGCCAGTTGTAGGCAAGAAGCCAGAACCAGCTGTTACGCCCTGTTCCCACGCAGAACCAGTGTACACCTTCAATGTGTCTGTAGTGGTGTTGTAGAACAAATCACCTTCATCAAGTGATGTAGTCGGGTCAGAAGCACCAATGCGATATTTATCAGCAAAGTCATTGACTGATGAAATGTTTGTCGCAACAGTATTGACATTAGCAATATCGCCGCCAACAGCATTTACATTAGCAATATTTGTAGCAACCGTTCCAATAGTATCAGAGCCAGCAAGATCGGCGGCAACAGTTCCAATGTCTGTTGCGTCACCAGCTACTGCTGTAACATTCGCGCTAATGCCAGCCACCGTATTCACGTTAGCAATATTAGTAGACACTGTGCCGATGTCAGTCGCATCAGCCGCAACAGCTTGGATGTCTGCGCTATCACCAGCCACTGTGGATACGTCTGCTGAAATGCCAGCAACGGTATTAATGTTTGTGGCGTTACCAGCGACATTGTTAATGTTTGTGGCATTGCCAGCAACAGAATTAACATTAGCAATATTAGTTGCAACAGTACCAATATCAGTGCCATCAGCCGCCACGGTAGTAACGTCAGAAGATATACCAGCCACAGTTGTTACATTGCCGCTAATCCCAGCCACAGTCGTTACATTTGCTGAGATACCAGCCACTGTAGTAACATTGCTGTCAATGCCAGCTACTGTATTAACATTGGCTATATTTGTACCAACGGCATCAACATTGCTAATAGATGCGGCAACAGTTTCGATTTCTGACACTGCCTCATTAAGATCATTGGCAACAGTTTCAACCTCTGACACCGCTTCATTAAGATCGTTGGCAACAGCGATAACCTCACTGATGTTGCCAGCAACCGTATTAACAGACGCGATGTTTGTGGCTACTGTGCCAATGTCGGTAGCGTCAGCCGCCACCGCAGTCACATCAGATTGAATGCCAGCTACTGTAGTCACGTTAGCCGCTATACCAGCAACCGTTGTTACGTTAGCTGAGATACCAGAAACAGTTGTGATAGCATTGGTTGCAACCGTGCCATCTTGTATATCAGCCAGTGTAGCAATATCGGTAGCAACATCAGCCAGCGCAGTAACGTCAGTGCTGTCAGGGCCAGCTTCTGGATTACCTGTCGTGCTATTGAATTGCAGATACTTACCAGCGCGAGCCGCCTTAGCTGGCAGTGTCATATCTAATGTGCCGCCATCATCAACGTGAGCTGGGTCATAGACCGGGGCTTGCAATGTGCGCTTTTGCTCTTCTGCAATCTGCTGATCAAAAATGGTTAGGCCGTCTAGCTGTTCGTTTAGAGCTGAGGCGCGAAGATCCCCGGCAGTAACAAAGTCGGTGGTACGCTCAATGTCTCTGGCACCAACAATAACAATCTGGTCAGACGCGGTAGGCGTGGATGGCACGTTGGTGCCGACAACAATCGTCACCGACCCAGTGCCATTAGCCGCAATAGAGACAGTGTAGTCTGTCGTCAGCGTCAGCTTAGTCGTGTTAAAGTATACGGCCAGATCATTTTGATCCAGCACCTCAAACGTAAAGCTATACGGCCCAGTGCCTGCTGAACCTGTAAACACGACCCGGCGTGTCACTGCATTTATGTTGTAGTCTGCCATCTTTTACCTCGCTGGTGTGCAGTATACCCTATTTATTTAGCCGCTTCCACCTTCTTCAGAAGGTCTGGATATTCAGCAAGCAAAAGCCGTTTTGCGCCAACAGCTTTCTTGCCGCTACCATTATAATAATTCGAGACGATTGTCTTAATAACCTCTAGCTTTTTTTCGTCATCAGCATTTTTGTAAACATCAGTCTCTATCATTGTGTTAAGAGTGGCCAGCAATGTAGTGTCCTCGTTATAGCCTGCCATACCCGGCAATTTATTTTTTGCATCCAACGTATTCGCCAGCTCAATCCAACGGTTATACTGTTCATTATTTAACAGGACGCCGCTGATGCGTTTGGATGGCATAGATACGCCATCACCTAAGCGCATCAGCTCTTTGTCTATGCCTTCATACTTTGCGTTCTGAACCCGGATAGGTGATAGCCACTCAAACGGCATTGCCGGATCTGTGGACTTAACCTCTTCGCCCCAGATGTTAAGGGCTGGCGGCACCTGATCGCTAAAGAATGGATTGCGAGCTTTAGCTTTTTGCAATGCGGTATAGAACCCTTGAAACATTGGATGTAACATTGTCGGGTCTTCACCGAATAATCCCTCTGGCGGTAGCATTGTGTTAGATGCAGTTGGCGCCATCTCACGTTCAACCGTAGCTGACGCAGATGATACAGTTGGGAACACAGCTAATGCGGCAGATGCAAACTTTTCGCCAAACAGTTTAGTTAGGTTATCAAACTGAACCTTTGGGTCTGAGTTAGCCAGTGAGGTAGAAAGTTCCGCAATCCCCTGCAACGCCGGAAATTCTAACATATAATTATATGTGCTAAGAACCGCCGCAGATGTTAATTCAAGTGGCAACTCATCGGCATATTCCATCCAACTTGTGTCATCCGGCTCAGTTGTATACCTACCCATATAATAAGCAAAGTCTGCCGACATAGCTAATGTGCCGGATATTGGGTCTAATCGATTATAAGAAATGCTTTTATATGTGCCATCTTCTTGCCGAATGTTAATAGTAAATGGCTTTAGGTTCATCCGCATCATTGCTTGTTTGGTTTGCGGATCAGTTGGCCCAGACCCAATAATCAATATTTGTTGATCTGTGTTTACATTGCCATCCCACGCAAGCGAGGTAAAATAGCCCATTGTTAATGCGCTCATAGATAGCCTAGACAACTCAGCATCAGCCACCGCACCGCCTGCCCTTATATTTTTATAAAGATTTTTGTGAAGCGCCCTAAGAGGACTACGAGCCAAAACTACTTTAACAATATTAGCTGGTGTCTTGTAAAATGGCATAAACAACTTAACAGCCGGATGCGTGGCACCAACTTGTAAATCACCAAGAAATCCTGTCAAATCATTTTGGAAAGTAAGTTCTTGAGCCTCTGCTTTTGCGTTTCGGACAATATCTTCTGGTGGGTTATTTAAGATCCTGTCGTGTTCAGCACGGCCTAATGCAAATGCTTCCTCTGGATCTTTGCCTGCCGCAAGTGCCGCATCATATGTTTTGTGTTGGGCGTGCATTGCAGATTTTCTGATTGCGGCGCGATAGCCTATGGCTTTGAAAAACTCATCTTCAGTAATCAGCATACGGCCAGCCATTCGCGTATAAATGCCCCACGCATTTACTGCCGCCGCGCCTACATTACCTTCTCTGATTTCCTTAACAACCTCGCCAGATCCCATTTGGATAGCTTTTGGTTTCCTAACATCAATCTTACTTACGGCGTCTGATGCCTCTTCTTTAATAAATGCTTTCCCGGCAACCACAGCCGCATCAAAAAAACTTTCGCGGATGGCGTCTAATTGGATAATCCCATCGCGGATAAAGGCGCGATCTTTGTTCCCGGTTATTGCTGATCTTGCTCTACCAATAACACCAGCCACCATTTGCTCAAAACTACGCAACACCATAAAACTAGTGTTACCAACTACGTTTACCATATGCGTTGATGGCGCAGACAGAATAGAATTAATCCACGATTCGATAACAACATCCATTGTTGTTGCAGTTATTCCATTTTGCACAAACTTAGATTTTGACGCCGCATCTGGCAAAGCTAAGTACAGCTCACCCAAATATTCAAAATCTTCTAGCGTAGTTGCGCCAAAGATGAGGTTATCCATACTTTCAAGCTGGGCGGCGCGACCGCTCTCAAAACCTACCTCTTGCGCTAACTGCAATGCCCTCATAGTGCGTCCGGCTTCAGAGCCGCCAGCAGAAATGTTGGCGTAAAGATTTCTTTCAAGAGTAACAAGCTGGGCAAATCGTTTGTAAAGTTGTTCTTTCTCAACCAAGTCAGTTGCGGCTCTGGACAACAATAATGTTTCTTGCGCCGTGCGTGATACTTTTCTGGCGGCAATCATTCCGGCCAGTAAGTTCTCGGCAGTCTCACCAGATCCCGGCGCTCGTTGCGCCCAATACTTAACAACCTCTTCCATCCCCTGATCTTCTGCCATCTTTAGCAGATTGTCATAAGTGATGGAGCCTCGCCGTGCCGCATCAAACTGCTCGGCATTAGCATCTTTAAGTCTGGCTAGATACTCAGCGTGAGTAGGCAGTTCATCGCCCATAGCAATCTCAGGCAGATTAACGCCATCAAGAAACTCGCCACCGAGCGCCTCGTTTATAGCTTTGATTTCTTCATCAGATGCTGGCTTGATGATAATGCTAGACCCAAGCTGTTGGATCGGCTCATCGGGCAATGGCGGCAACACTTTCTTTTCTGCCTGAGCTGTTCGCCTAGCAAGCCACTCAGCGCCCTTAGTAATGAAATCGGTTTTACCGCCAACTTCCATTAGCTTTGGCATTTGGTTTTCTTCTGGCTTTAACACCGGGTCGATGATTTGCGGCGCTTCCATTTCTGGCACAACGTCAGGTGCAGGCTCTCTGAACACAGCCTCTTGGACTGTTTCCTTAGCTACCTTCTCGTCTACCATTTCATTGACGCGAGCGGTGATGTCTCTAGGTGGTCGTGCCATTCGATGACTGTTCCTTTGTTTGCTCGACCCCATCTTGCAGGGGTGTAGGAACTCTACTCAGCCCCCTCAGGGCTTGGTAAAAGTTCGCCTTCTGGGGTTGCGTTTTCAAACCGTCTTGCGGCTTCATCGAGTTTTTGTCTGTTGACTTCTGTTCTTTCATACCAAGGTACATCCGCTCTTTCTGTTACTTTAAATCCTTTAGGCACAATACCAGACTTAGGGTTTTTTACAAAAGACAAAAACTCTTTTGCTTGAACCGGGGTCATGTAAACAAACGACCCATCTGACAATGGATATCTTTGAACAGGGCCAGCTTCGCCTCTGATATACCTGAAGCCGGAAGCATACTCATCTGTTTTGCCTTCAGTAACGCCAAATCCTCTTGGCGTTCTTTTTTCTATTGCCTGTAATGTTGAGTGGCTAACAACTTGTTCGCCTTCAATAACCCAACTTTCCCAATGAAAACGTCCAAGTGTGCCATCTTCTGGACGCCCTATCATTTCATATGCTGATTGAATATTTGGACGCATAGCGTCTTCCATAGCTTCTGTAACTAATAATCCTCTAGGCCCTTTAAATATGCCATTCAATCCCTCATTGTTTTTGCCAATGCCATCATAAATGTTGGCGCCGCCAAACTTGCCATCATCCCATAAATGACGACCCTGTATCCTATCCATAACCAATACATCGTCACGCCCAGACACTAACAAAATAAAGCTAACAACTTTGTTATCAATGCCAGCGCTTTCTGTTAGCGTCATAAATTGGCGTCTAATATCTTTTGCCGGAACATCGGGGTCGGAAATCATGTCGTGCATAATTTCCAAAACAGTTCTATTTGAACCCTGTGGTTTTTTGCTTAACTCAAATAACAGTTTGCCTGTTGCGTTTACATTCATAGTCACTTGTTTGCTAGGCGACCCCTCTGGCAATGATTTTTTCATATTATCAATCCAGAAATTCATATCTGCTTCATCAAACGTGCCATCAGCAACCTTTTGAATTAATGGCGCGGCATCTTCCATTATGTCAATAAACGCGGCCTCTTGCTGTACTGGGCCAGCACCTCTTGACAAAATGCCCCATACAAAAAGATCGGCCGTCATAGTCGGGTCAGCTTCGCCGCTTTGGTAAATATTTCTAATATTTTTTACATATCCAAAGCCTTCATCAACTCCTGCTTTTAGCTCTGGAGTTAATGCGTTTAGTTTCTCTGCGATAGCCTCAGGAGATTGTGCGTATTTCATAGCGACAACTGGGGGATGAGGCAGATAATCGCCGCCAAATGTTTGTTGTGTAAATGCTTTCCAGCCGTCTATTGTTTTAACTGCATCAGGGTTGTTCTGCAAAGCCGTATCTATGTTTGTTATAACTTCTTGCTCTTTACCCTTTGTAAACTTTTGTACAACTGGCGTTGTTGGTTTTTCGCCTGATCCCTGTATTAATAAAGGCGCAGGCGTTCTGTGAGCGCGAGCGGTTTCTGGTGCCGCCACAATATCCTCTGTTTTGCCCATTAGTTTCTGCGCCCCAACAATAGCATCATCAATAGCGGCAGGCACATCCACGCCAGCATTTAACTGCACAGACGTATCAGCCTTTCTAGCCGCTACGCGAGCTGGTGCGCCTTCAATAAATTCCTGAGTGGCGCCAGCAACTGTTTTAGCGCCAGCCTTAATGCCCTTAACACCAGCGGCGGTAGCAACGCCAGCGCCGGGGATACCAAAGAATTGGCCAATGCCAGATCCCATTCTGATGTTTTCTTTAGTCGCCTCATCAATCGGCAACTTATTTAGCCAACCATCAAACTTGTCAGAGAAATATTCAGTGCCCCAGCTTTTAGATATCTCGCCAAACTCTTCAGCAAACACCATTAAAGATTGTTCTGGGTAATCTTCTGGGAATATTTCTTTTAACTGTGCATAAGCGCCAGCCTTACCAGCCGCCGCGATTAATCCATAGATATCTCCGGGTATACCCAAAAACCCTTCAGCCATTCCCTTTGGCAATCCGGCGGCGATTTCTAGTTGTTGCCTATCTGGCAAAAACTCTTCCCCGGTCATTCTTGCGGCGTCAATATCTGGCGCAAATGCGGCCATTGGCCCCATCGCTGTTTCAAGAGTATCTAGGTCGGCTCTTACCTCTGGCGGCTTAGGCTCAATGCGAGCGCGGCCTAGCTTATCCATACTGACTTGCATATCAACGTCAGTCCTAGCGTATGCGTATACCCTTACCGCTTCATCAAATACACTGCTCATTTGCCACCAGCCACATTATACATATTAAATAAATTGCTAAATTGTGTTGTGTCTATCTCGCCATCTTGTTGCGCTTTATCTAACGCTAACAAAACTTGCGTCCTATCTTCTGGATCAACGCCTTTTCTCTTTAAGAAAGTGGTGAGCTTTTTATATTCATTGCCAAATATTCTAAGCCCAGCGCCTTCAGCCAGTTCGACTTTAGCGGTGCCACGCGAATCTTTAATAAATGCTCTTGCCCACGCTATCGCGTCCAAATCGGCATTTGCTTTCTTTGCCTCAATTAACTCTAGCTCGGCTTGAATAACTTTTTGGTTGTTAGAGTTACTTTCTGCGTTATCGTCACCTTTTAACATAGCCGCATAGTCAAAGCCTTCTGTTGTAACATTAAACTCTGAACGAATAAGTTGCATCGCTTTGTTATGCGAGCTGTCGCGCTGTGATCTCAAAATTGTATAATATGTGCGAGCCGTATCTGTGGACAAATCTCTATCAGTAACTTGCTGGACAATCATACCTTCGGTTAGCTGCCCTCTAGCCGCCATACCATCGAGCAATGAAATTGTATCGGGGTTATCAATAATGTTTTTGCCAGAATAAAACACAGTAAGCTCTGTGCTATATAAATCCTCATCAATCTCGCGCAAGCTCTCAATAAAGCCTAATTCTGCATCAGGGTCACCAGCAATCCTAGCATCAATAATATCTGCCTTGATGCCATCAACTTTTTCTTTTCTGGCCTTTTCATCTCTAGCATCATCAGCCGCAATCACGCTCTGTTCATCACTTAGTGCAGATAATGCTTTACCAAACGCAAACTCGGCTTGCTCAGGTGACATCTGCGACACAAGAATTGCTACGTTTTCATCTTCAATACTGCCATTCGTAAGTTGGATCATAGCGTCAAGAGGCGAATCGGAATCTCTAATCCAATCCACAACATATTGCCCTTTGGCTTCCATTACTGCCTTGTCAAACTCTTCTAGCCTACGGCTAAGGAACGCCTCGTCTTCTATGGCATAAGCTAATGCGTAAATGCGTTGCCTTTCAAGATTAAGAAAATCATCAATAGTAGTTATTGTTCCATCTGCCGCCACACGATTACCAGCCGCCACATTATCAGGGACGTCATTAATAATAGTATCAACGCCAAACGACACAGCAACTTTTTCCTTTGCCTCAGCTTTGGCCGCCATTGCATTCGCGTGAGTGGTTAGCTTACTGTTAGAAACAGGTGTAATTGCGGCCTGTAAATTAACTGCCGCAATCGGGTCTACCTGACCAAGCGCAGAGCTATAACCATCAATAATTGCATTAAGCTGAAGCTGAAACTCATCAGCCGACATATCAGTGTCTTTAGCTTCAATACTAAGTGCGCTGATCTCATTACGCGCCGCAATTTCCATATTGGTTTGCATTACGTCAATGGCAGTCTTGCGAGCCTTTTGGTCAAAGATGGTAAAGCCATCCGGCAGATCCGGGTCGAGAGTAACGCCAGTGCGGCTGGCTTCCTCAAGCTGTTTAACGCTTGGCGCAATCTCTGCGCCGTATTTGACGGCCGCAATTTCTGCTTCAGCTACAGCTCGCTTATAAACAAAGTCGGATATAGCGTTTAAGCCTTTACTTATGTTGTCGTAAACCTGAGCCTCTGCCGCGCCAGTTTGAATAAAGTTAACTGACGGCATACTGCCGATTGAAACACCTAGCGGTCTGTAACGTGGTAACTCTGCCATTATCCTAGTCCTGCCGCTTTAAATAATCTTGGATCAACTTGCCCAGCGCCATATCCCATAACTGGTTCAAGAGCTGTTGGCCCACCAATCAACCCAACATTATAAGCTGTCGTTCCAAATGATGTAAACGCCCCAATCATCCCAGCTTTCATAGTTGACTTAGCTTGTTGCATATATTGAGCCGCCTGCATCTCACCACCACGCATTGTGATTATCTCATTGTCCTGTACGGTATAAAGCTCTTGAACGCCTTTAGCCGCCGCATACTTTGCTAATCTTAATGCGCTACCTGAGAATGGGTCAATACCGCCAGATCCAGCCCTCGCCACAATAGCCGCCTGCGTCCTGAGAATGTTATCCATAACTTGAACGCCTTGTGCTTTGTATTTAAGGCTTTCCTGTTTTGCTTGTATCCGAGCCATAGTCGCTTGCGCCGCAAGCCCTCTGGCTTGCGAGCGAGCGGCTTGCATCTGCGATACAGCGCTTGCGGCAGATACCGCTAATTGTAATCCAGCCGTTGCACCCATTTTACTGTCCTGCGCTCACTTTATAATCTATGCCCAAGAGTGTCATCTTGAGCGGTACGGTTTGGCCAATCGTAATCTGACCATCATAATTATAACCTAAAATGCCGTGAAGTGTCTTTATTCCTGTAAACTCAGCCACATCATCGTCAAGAACCTCAGAACCAAACCGCCGGAATGGTACCTCTTTGCCGTTGATCGTTAATGCCTGTGTCTCAAACAATTCCGCATTCACCTCAAATATTCTCTTCTTAAAGCCCTTCAGAGAGCCGCTGGGTAGCCTTGGCTCTACTGGCAGTGTCTTTACCTCTGGCGTGAAGTTAAGACCGACCTGATAGCTCTCAGACGCCGCCGTAGCAAACGTGATCGTAAACGGCGTTGCAGGCACAGTTTGATCCGGCTCCACAATCCCATCACGAATGATCTTAACTGTTTCAGCTTCGAGGTGATCCATTGTGACAGACGCCGCCGCGCCACCTGTTTTGGCGCAGTCAAGCAATACTGTGCTATCAAATAGTTCGACATAATAAACCGTGCTACCATTGACCGTGCGTTTGACCACCACATAGATATCATCAATATCAACCCCGACATTTATAAACTCTCCATCGGTTGTCCATTCGCTAGGCGCGATGACATTCTGTGATCTCAATAGTGTATAACACGCAATCGACCCATCGTCACCATTTACTACCAAGAGGCGGTCACCCTCATCAGTACCAGTAGATTTACGCACCGCCATTTCTTCTGGCGATTTCAACAGGTGTGACGACAGCAACGAGATCTTAGCTGATGTGTAGGCGTTCTGCGTGTCGGTAAACAGAAACTCTTGCAACGCCTTGCCCTGACGTTGGACAAAGATGGTGGCGCCATCCACGTTCTGCAACCTAATGCCCGGCTTGATACCAAAGCCAGTCTGTTGTTTAACGATGAGATTGCTAGGCGTAATCGGTTCATCCAGAGTTTGAGGCACATAAAACTCACCGCCTGTCGTAAAGACTTGCAGATGGCGGCCAGAGAAAATATCGACAATGGCGTTAAATGTGCCAGTATCTAATGTGGCTTCAACGCCATCATCGTCCAGAGCTTCGCCCGGATTAAAGTTAAAGAAATCCGACACCCGGCTACCGAATAATGTTGATGGCCTACTGCTAGTGCCGCCAAAGTATAGTCGGCCTTCGTGGAAAGTCACCGATCTTGGATAGCCCCTTGTGGCTGACCATACATCTTCGTAACCGTGTTCTGTCTCAAACTTTCCAGCCGTTATGGCGCTGGTGTCAAAAAATGGAATTTCGACATACGCCTTGACCTCAGTGTCGCTAACGTATTCTGTCACCCTAGCGCGGCCGAAGCCTGACAAAACATTGAAATACTCATCCACCATTGCCGTGCCAAATGCCTTGACCGAATACTGGCTAGTGCCGTCCGGCGCTGTGTCCCAAGCTGGGAACACAGTCAGCACCTTAGTGGACGCTACATAATCCTCAACGTGCCTGACTTGGCCAACGCCAGTGCCAGCCGTGATTTCAATAAACATACCATTGGGTTGATCGTCAGACCCATAGCTTGATGCCGCCTTTAGCGTAATCGTGTTGCTGGTGCCGCCCTGAGCTGTGCCGTTGTCGCTAGTCACGCTGGATGCGGTGATAGTGATGTTGCCGCTGGTCGCTGACGGCGTGATAGTATATTGCGGCTCATGCGTGTCTAGGTTATACGCATACTTAGGGATGTGGGTAAATGTGATTGTGCTGGCTGTCCACGATGCGTCAGTTGCGCCACGCACAATCTTGAGCGGCGCCAGACTTTCGTGAACAACGATTACGGTGTCGGCAGACTGCACCCAATTCATTTCCGGCAAGATGGCGCTGGTCAATGCGGCCACAGTCAAATAATCATTGCCTGACCCATTGATGTTAGTGATGAGCGCACCATCCTTAAACACATACATCTTGCCGGGTGTGAACACCAGCATATAGCTGTCTGTCACACTAAACTCAAATGATACCATTCTGACAGCAGTGCCAGCCCCACTATCCAGCTCGGCAATAAACTTAGTGCCATCCCGGCGCTTGGCACCGCCTTGCGGCTGGATGCTGACGTTGCGAGCTGTCGTTAAGCCAGATCCATACTGCGTGATGTCAGTACGAGCGCGAAGCCTCGGATCTAGCTCGCCTGCGGTAAAATCATTTTGGATCTGGATGATGCGGCTCATATTAGAACCTTATGTCAGATATCGGAAATTCCTGTATGCTTTGGGCTGGTTTGTCGATGCCATCAATATTAATAGCAACGCGAACCAAACCGCCACGCATATTATCAGATGGGGCGCCATAGGCTTTCTGGTGATAGTAGTCAGCTTTGGTGAGCTGATCAGTAATTGGCTCGGCAAACTCTGCCGCCAATGCTGTTTTCAATAACCGCACAAAATACGGTGGGAAATCGGTAGGCTCTGGCCGATATTGATAATCAATATAGACAGTCTCTAAGTTCGTGTATAAACCACCAGCATAGATCTCATAATCACGCACCGAGCGCTCAGAGATTGCGCTGGTGGGAAAGACTGCCTTTGGCAAGCCAAGACGATCACCCGGCAACTGATACTTATATTTCCATTCGTTGATCGGGGTGTCTAGCAACTGGGCAAGCTGTACCTTCTTTAATGTCCAGCTATATGGGTACTGCATCAGAAGAGTGTCGCGCACATCGTCATAAAGACGGTCTGCAACCTGAGCCTCATCTGTGCCATCAGAAAAACTTGAAAGAGGTGATGCGCCAAGCATAATTAGCGCATCGGAGCAGATTGATAGTTTTGTGTCGCCAGAGGCCATAGTCTACTCCTAGTGAAGGAAGGGGCGACCGAAGCCGCCCCGACCAATATTAGTCGCTGTCAGTTACCACACCGATAACCGTGCCATTTGAGCAATCAACAACGCCTGATGCGTTTGATACTACAATGTGCATAGTTACTGTGCGAGTGCCGCCAGTTGAACCGTGAACAATAATCATGTCACCGACTTTTAGTGTGTCGGCAAGATCATTAAAGTAGCCAGAAGCGTCAACGTCTGTATGTGCATCAGCAGTCGTGTACACATATAGGGCCGGGGCGTTACCAGCTAAAGATTGTCCACCTAATGGGCCGAAGCCAGCTTGTGCGTATGCCATCAGTTAGCTCCTCTCTATTCTGTTGCGCTGATCTTGACAATACCTTCATCGTCAATGGCCACTGCACCAGCAGAGAACATTGAAGACACGAGGAAGGATGTCTTTTCAGCTACATAGTTGATTTCTGAACGCTGGTTCATGCCAATGCCCATCCCTACTGCATCGCGGTGGAATGCGAAGCAAGTGCGTGTGGATGGAAGTGGCAAGCCACCTTCGTCACGATCACCAAGAGTAACAAAGCGGAAACCGAGGAAAGTGTCGATTTCGCCCTGCACCAGTGCCTTAACGCTGGCGAAATCAGAGCTGGTCAGCTCAGTTTCGTCAAGCAGTGAAGACAGGCCATTGGCGTGGATCAACATAACGCGGCCTTCGGAAGGTACGTTTTTGGTGTCCAGTGCTTTCTTAGCGGCCAACAGCTTGGCAAGGTTCATATTTGAACCAACGCCGCCAATGTCGGTGCCAACGGTTGATGGTGAGGAAGCCGCGTTCAGTGCGTCAATGACGATCTGATCCATACGCCGGGATATCGCACTACCCACAACGGTGACTAATTCCCGCCTCTCGTCAAAATTGACCTTGGCTTGGTTGAAGATATCTGAATATTCAGCGGCGATGTAGTCGGACATCGTAGCTGTAACCTGTGAATAGGTTACGTTCAGAGGGGTGACGTCTGTCTGCGGTACGCGGACAGTTGCGGTGCCTTTCCCGATCTTCGGGAATTTTACCTGATTGCCTTCGACATTTGAACGCTCACGAACAAGTCCAGCAAGGGCGCGATTTGCTTGGTACGCCTGCTTGACTTCCGCATCGAACATTTGAACGAAAGCATTGGAAATGCCTACTGCCATTTCTCTATCCTTTCATAAAAAGTTTAATACAAGATCGCGTCAGGTATCCGATGCCGGGCTGTCACTTGGGCATAAACGCTACGCCCCCAAACGTGTGCGACAGGTCGAAGCTCGATTGTCTGTCAAGTCAAAATATAATGGAAAAACTGGGGCGTGTAAACACCCCAGTTAATTTACATAGCTTGATAGTCCTGAGTGCCGTAAACCTGTTCAAACATCTTCTCCACCTTTGCCCGGTAGATCGGATCATTGAGGTACTCAGGTTTCGCCACCATTGCGGTTAGCTCATCCTTCGATGGCGCACCTTCCGGCTGTGCCACATCAATCGGAATAGAGCGGTCGCCGTAGTAGCTTCTGATCTTCTGAAGAGCGCGAATGCCCTGAGCGGTGCCGCCCATAATCTTAAACTCTTCAAAGTCATCCTGACCCCAGACGCCCTTGCGTACTAGGGACTGACCCCACTCAGTCATAGACTTGATGATAGCGTCAGCGTTGTTGCCCAGTTTTTTATATTCTTCCTGATAAGAAACCTCAGCCATATCCGCTTCAGCCCCAGCCATATCAACAAACTTGCTGGCCAGCTCTTCAAACGCCGACTGACTAATGCCATTCTCTTTTGCCCAATCCTTATAGGTGTTGAACAGCTCATCATCTTCTGGGATGTTGGCATCAGCAAATGCGCTAACGTCATACTCTTCTGGTGCCTTGTGTTTGCCTTGGCTAAATTTCTTTTGTAATTCAGCGTAGCCTTTGGCGAGATCTTCGCCTGTCTTGAATTTTTCCGGCAACCATTCTGGCCGCTCGGCTTCGGTGGTTTGTTCAGCCGCTTGTGCTTCTGCATCTGGCTGAATATGGGAAATGCCTGCCTCTGCCTGCTGGTTATCTTCGCCTTCTGTTTCCAGAGTAGCGGAGGCCATCAAGCCTTCGGTTTCATCACTCATAAGTGTCTTGCCCTTTTCATTCTGCGTTCGATCTCTCGAACAATACTGTTTTGACCCTCTCTAGCCCAACCGTGCGAGGCGTCCTCGCCGGGGTACCAAGTGGGTTGCTCAATCGTTTGCGATCTCAAATGTTCCAATAATTCTTGGCCATCCTCTGACCCAAACACGCGAAGATACAAACGATCAACATCATCCTTCATATCTTCCACGTTCTTACGCAACTCAGGCTCAACCGTCCTGAGTGCTTCCCAACCTTCAACGTCCATTTAGATAGCTCCCTCTGGTGGCATCTCACCGCCTTCTGGTGGCAACATTCCCTGTTGCTGTGCGGCGGCTTGAGCCATTTGCGCCGCCATCTCAGCGGCTTGTTGCCGCTCTTGCGGCGTAGTGCGAAGATCGGCAGGAATGCCCATCTTGTCTGCGATGTAATCTGGGATGGCTGATGTGCGAACCGCCATTTGCCCATCCGGCCCAAGGCTGGATGAGATCTGCGCCCACTGCATAATCTTCTCAATGTCGCCATAATTCTGCGCCTGAGCAATTGGGCTGACCGGGGTCACCTTTACCTCTAGGCCATTCACCTTCAGCGGCATTTCAATCAATCCGCGCTCATCCATCACATATAGGATGCGTGAGATCAGTGGGATCATTGTCTCATTGATTAATCTTCCAAAGGCAGACCCTAGGTTCTGGGCTAGCTCAGATATCTTATGGGACACCTCTGTGGCTGACCGGGCCGACATATTGTCCGGCGGCAGGGTGTCATCCATCATAATCTTTTTGATATTCATACGCAGATCATTAATGACGATCTGGCTAACATTAAAATCACCAGTACGCGGCAATGCTCTGAGGCTTTCACCTTGTGGGCCGCCATTACGAGCCACAGGAATAATTGCGCCGGGTCTAATGCTTACCGCTTGTGGGTTCAGCACACCATCGTCTGCCGCTGTATATACCCCGGCGATGCTAATGCTGGCATTTTTCAGCAACAGCTCTAGCGTTTTGTTTAGCGTTTTAACATCAGGGATAGCAGTGACCAACGGCCCACGGCCATATACCTCGCCTGCCACCTTCATGTATCGCGCCACAATCCACGGGCTAGATTTCATCTTGCGCTCTAGCATTGTCTCTTTGCCTTCCGGCCAGATCACATAATAGCAATACTCACCCTCATCAGCTTCATAGATAGTGGCTTCTAGCAATTCGATCTCATTGGTTGGGTGTTCATCAATGATGCGCTGAAGGCGCTCTGGGATCTCGATGTCAGGCCAATGCTGGACAATCGCCTCAGCTTTCAATCTCATCCGGCGATAGATGTTATCAACCTTGCCGTGTGCGCCTTCCTCGAATGCCACAAGATATTGCGGCACAGCGGTAAAGCGAATTGGCGTCACTTCGTCACCGGGCTGAACCAGCATCACGGCAGTGCCAACCGCCAGATCCAACAGAAACTCACCCATCGCCAGATCAAAGTTTGTTTGACGCAGTAACGAAAACATTTTGTCTGCGTAGATATCCAAGGCGGCTTGCGCCTCTAAGCGCCGAGCCGCCGGGATATCGGAGCCGGGTTCTAAGCGGCACCAGTTAGAGTAGGGTGGAAACAAGCCAGACTGAATACGATTAGCAAAACGCTGGGTGCTGTTAATTGCGGTACTGTCAAACACGCGAGCCATTTTGTTCTGACCCGGTGAACCGCCACCTTCATAATAACCGTCATATAGATTGCGTTGTGGCAAAGCAAACTCATAGCAATCTTCATAGATCTGACGCCAGTTATCTTTCCGGCGTTGTGCCATTTCGTATCGTTTCAAAATGCTTTCTGGTGAATAGCTCATGTTTTCCTATGCCTCTGTGCAAAGTTTCTGGCGGCCTCTTTAGAACCAAAGCCCCAAGCTCTTAACGCTAGGGCAAGTCTGGTTGGCCTACCTTTGCTGTCTTTCATGTCGCCCTTCATGCCAGCAAATCTAGCGGCGAAAGACACCCGGCGCGGATTGGTGCCGGACTTTACTGGTGCCTTTAGATTGCCGCCTTCCTTGCGCTCAAAGTGTCTGCGGCCTGCTTCGTTTAGACCGCCGGATGGGTTTTGATGCTTTTTTAGCGTCATGACCTAGCGGCTCTCATATTGTCAATAAGATTAGGATATGGACGACCAGCTTTCTTGGCGGCTCTCATAGCGGCTCGCTTTTTCGCTGGTGACAGCTCTTTCGGCTTGCCTAGATCTTTTGGTCGTTTTTTATCCCAAACCTGTTTCATTTCTTTTTACTCATCCCAGCTTTAGACATTGCAATGGCGATGGCTTGCTTTTGTGGTCTGCCTTCACTCATCAGCGTCCTAATGTTTCTGCTGATTTTCTTTTTCGATTTGCCGGAATAAAGAGGCATAATGATTATCCTAGTGTGTTGCTCTGGTCTTGATTAACGATTTCCTTAGTTGGGCCAAGTGTTGTGCCACCTATCAATGAATATTTGCCACTACTTTTGCGAGATCTTAGTTTTGATGCCGCCAACTGTTGAACGCGAGTAACACCTGTTGGCTCTGGTGGTGCCACTGGTGGTGGTGGTGGTGCTTTCTTTTTGCCGCCGCCAAATAAACTGCCCATATTACGCTCCTAAAGTTGACTTGACGCCAGTCTGCGGCGTTTCACGTTCCATTGACAATAACAAGCGCTGGCCGCCTATGCGCCGCGCTTTTTTCCTCGCGGCAATCGCCGCCGCCTTCTGAGCCTCTTCAGCTTCAAGACGTTCCTCTTGCCGCTTCTGCGCCGCAACTAATTCTGGATCTGGCGCTGGCGGTCTTGGTGTTTTCAGAAATGACATCAGCATACCTCGCTAACATTTCGTGATCATCGCCATTTGGGCCATAACCAACTAATAAACCTTCACGCCGGAATTTTAACGCATTTGCATACCTTATGGCAAGCCCATCATTTACATTAACAGTTATCTGTAGTCTATGCAATTTTAGATCTGCCATCGCTATGTCGAAATAACGCATTGCGCCGCGTAACATTTTGACCGCGTGACCTTCAACAACCGAGGTGGTCAGCATCCACGCCTCACCTACGCCCGGCCACAAACTACAAATCCCAAAGAAACACGCCATCCTGCCGCGATACATCGCTGTCCACGCATGAGGCTCATTGCTGTACATCTTTAACACATCAACAAAGTTTGGGATTTGCTTAAAGCATTGGCTTGAGTGATGCCTCAGCTTGACGTTCATCGGGTGCGCCCAATGAAATTTAACAAATCTTACATCTGACCCATTGACTATTTCGCGCATCGGATTATGTTAATCACTATGGATTCCTCCCCAACTGCCCCGGCACTAGCCGGGGATTTTTTTACAGCTCTTCGATCTCGGTATCTTCGACATCGCCGATCTCTAGCACCTCATAGTCGCCATCATTCAAAGCTATCAGCGCCAGCTCTTCTGCCTGCTCTTCGGTGTCAGCCTTAACAACAACGCCGAGCTTGACCGTCACATCAAAGATAACGCTAAACTCACCCTCTTGCCTGATGAGCGATCCATTGAAATTAAATGATGCCATAATAATCTCCCTCTAAAAAACATCAAAATCCATATTCGCCACAGCTTGCTTAAACTGCGACTTACCCAAATAGTTCTTAGTCATAGCACGATGTTCGCCGCCGCCCAACATCAAATATCCATACGCATCACCAACGTGCGAATGCTCATTCTTATTCGGCGCATCCCTAAACCGTTCA